ATTCTAGTTGGTTCCCACAAGGGACATTCTTTAATAAAAATATTGCTGTATAATTTTCGATTATTTTTGGATGATTTTAAAATGGCTTTGTAAATATAACCATTTGTGTGAACTCTTTTTTTTTTTGAAAGTAATTTGAGTAATTTATATGTATGGTTTAGTTCCACATCATCTAAATTATAAATGGAAAATTTATAAAATATGGAATTAAAACTACTCACAGAGCTATTTTGAAATAATTTGTTTATGGAAACACAAAGTTGATCATTATCTTTTTGATTAATTGGTTTAATATTTAAGCTATTGTAAAAATGATTTTTGTTATAATAATTATTTTTAGACATTTACTTTAAAAAATGATTTTATAAAATATTTTTTAACGGAAATGCCTTCAATTGTAAGGCTCATCTTAATTTTAATTCTCCGTTTTCATTATTTATTTCTAATAATAACTTACTAATATCATGCTATTATCTGACAATAATTCAAGTTCCACTTCCACTTCTATTTCAGTCAATGATCCTAATATATTAAATATTCGTCATCTTCATATAGGAAATATTTTTTCATCTATTGGTAAATATCAAGGAAAACGAGCAAATATGGAAGATATTTCAATAATTGATAAATTAGGTGATGATATTATAGTTTTTGCACTTTTTGATGGTCATAGTAATTTTAGTAAATTGGATCATAAAAAGATGGTTAATTGCATATTAAATATAGTATCTGAATTTGATCGAAATTTGTATAATAAAATAGAGTTTTCACAAAAACTAAAAATGTTATTTCGAAAAACAGATTTATCTATTTATGAAGCCAATCGCCAATGTCGTGGTGGTACAACTGCGATTTTTTTATTATTGACACATCATTATAACATTATTATAAATTTGGGAGATTCCAAAGTAGTTCATTTAAATTCCCAATCCAAAAAAATACACATTGAGACGATCCAACATCGTCCAAATTTAAAAAGTGAATATGAACGAATATTCAATACTAATTTTAATGTGACATATAACCATGGAACGTATAGAATCAACAATGAATTATCACTGTCAAGGTCAATTGGTGATTTTAAATATAAATTAGTAAATGAAAAATATGATGGTCATATGTCAAGTGTCAGTGTTGAGCCAAATGTTTATATTTATAAAAGTCAAGCAACAATAAATCATAATAATTATTATGTATTGGCCAGTGATGGATTTTGGGATTTTATCAAAACATCTAAAATTATTAACATTATTCGGCAAAATGAACACAAAACATTTAATAAAATTATTGAATTATTAACTAAAGAAGCAATTAAAAATGGCAGTAATGACAACATTACAATTATTATTATTAATGAGCGTTCTTAATTATTATTACTAGTTCGCTAGCAGTAATATGCGTTAAAACAATATAAAAATAATATTTTTAAAGATAAAATGCCTATTGAGTTAGAATTAAAGCAGTTTGATATGAGTATGATTGGATCTGGTAATGTTGTGGTCTTTGTGGGAAAGCGTGAAACTGGTAAAAGTTTTTTAGTTAAAGATTTATTATACCATCATGGTGATATTCCAGTTGGTACAGTAATTTCTGGAACAGAAGGTGCCAACTCGTTTTATTCTGAAATTATGCCCAGTATTTTTATTCATGGAGAATTTAAACCAGAAATTCTTCATAATGTGATTAAGAGACAAAAAAAAGTAATTGCTGCCATTCAAAAAGACATTTCTGAAATAGGAAATTCAAATATTGATCCTCGTGCGTATTTTATTTTAGATGATTGTTTATATGACAGATCCTGGGTAAAAAATAAAAATATTCGTGTATTATTTATGAATGGGCGTCATTATAAAATTATGTTTATTATTACTATGCAGTATGCATTAGGTATTCCACCTAATTTGAGAACAAATATTGATTTTACATTTATTTTACGAGAAAATATTGTTGCAAATCGAAAACGGTTATATGATCAGTATGCTGGTATGTTTCCATCATTTGATGTATTTCAACAAGTGATGGATCAATGTACTGAAAATTATGGTTGTTTGGTAATTCATAATAATTCTAAAAGTAATGAATTAGTTAATCAAGTTTATTGGTATAAAGCGAGTGCCCATGAAAATTTTAAATTAGGTGCTCCAAAATTATGGGAATATCATAATAATAATTTTAATCCATCATTTGATGACAGTGATGATGACGATGATTTTAATATGGCAAACACACGAGGGAAAAATAAACCAATTATAAATGTGAAAAAGAATTCTGCATATTATTAAGAAAACATCACAGAAGTTCTTATCAAGGGAAATGGGAAATAATAAATAAAACTATTTTTATTTATTATATCAATTTTGAATAATTATTTTTCCAATTAAAGTTTAAAAAGTTGGAACACCAGTTCTTATTTCTTGAAGTGGTTTGTGAAAACTACTACCACCACTTAATATTCCACCGTTTTTGTAAATCATAAGTGAAACCAATGATGATAATGTAATTAAAATTAGCATTTTAATATAGTCAAATTTAGTTCGTTGTGCGCCAGTTATTTTAGCATCAATGAAATAAAGAACAGATCCAATTAAACCCGAAAGAAGTGATAAGACATAATGATTTGTAAACATTCTTTTTTTATATTTTTAAAATAGAAAAAAAAATTGTAAAAAAAACCCTGGAAAAAAATGGAACATATTAATGGTATTTAAAACCCATGATTCTTTAAATATATATTTAATTACTTATGGCATCTTCAAATAATACACTGTCACCTAACAATTCACTTAATGATTCCATTTGGTCTAATAAATATTGATTATCAACTTCTAAAGACTCTACATTTTGTCGAGACATATCTTCTTCTATTTTTTCTTCCGTCTCATTTGGTACTTTTTTTTTTTGAATTTCTAATTTTATATTGACATCATCTTTCTTGATATCTTTCTTGGTATTTTGTTTGGTATCTTTTTTGGTATCTTTCTTGGTATCTTGTTTGGTATTTTGTTTGGTATTTTGTCTGGTATTTTGTTTTATGGATTCTTGATTACGAATACTGATTTCGTCTATATAAACTTTTCCATCACTTTGAACAATATTTTCATCATATTTTTTTTCAAATTCATCTACCATTTTTAAAAAATCATTTGTCAAAAAATTTTCCTTTTTATTTTTTTCTTCTTTTTCCACATCTTCTTCTTTTTCCTCATCCACTTCTTCTTCCACATTCACTTCTTCTTCAACATTCACTTCTTCTACCTTCACTTTTTCATTAATTATCATTTTGTCATCATCATTTTGTTCCCCTTGTTCTTCTTCTTGTTTCTCGTTATCTTCTTGTTTCTCGTTATCTTCTTTGACATCAGTTTTTTCTTTATTTTTTTCTTTATTTTGATTACTTTGATGTGATTCCATCACACTAATATCTTCCACGATGGCATTTGGATTGTTATTATCAAGTGGAACTGATGAATTTATCAAGTCATTTTCTTCTTGATCAAACGATAAATCTTGCTCTTGATCCTGTTCTTCAAGTTTTTGTTCTTTATCTTGTTCTGGTTCTTGTTCTTGAACTTCTGGTTCTTTTTCCGGTTCTTGTTCTTGAACTTCTGGTTCTTTTTCCGGTTCTTGTTCTTGAACTTCTGGTTCTTTTTCCGGTTCTTGTTCTTGAACTTCTGGTTCTTGTTCTTGTACTTTTTGAACTTCTGGTTCTTGTTCTTGTTCTGGTTCTTGTACTTTTTGAACTTCTGGTTCTTGTATTTTTTGAACTTCTGGTTCTTGTTCTTGTACTTTTTGAACTTCTTGAACTGTTGGCTCTCGTTCGTGTACTTCTTGAACTGCTGGTTCTTGTTCCTGATTATGGTCTTTTGCTAATTCTCGTTCTAACTCAAGATCATCCTCATCATTTAAAATAACTGGTGTTCTTTCTTGTTCATTTTCTTCTGGAATTACATTGGAAACAATGGAAATTGTGTCATGAGATGGATCAAACTCACGTTTGATTAATTGTTCTAAATTTTTATCAGCGCTCACTGGTTCTTTTATAGAAATTTCATCGTCGAAATCATCTTGATAATCATTTCCCAAACACTCTGTTAATAAATATTTAACTGGTAGTAATTTACGAATTGTATCTTTAATTGTTTTTTCAATCAAAATTTCAGCATCAGATTTACATTTCTGACGATCAATACTAGATAATGTATGGTCAAAATAAAATGGTTGAACCCAAAATTTTCGAGCAATATCAATATAACAAGAATGAATAAATTTATTTGGTTTTGGCACTTTTAAATCAATTGTTTTATTTTTTTTACTGGATTTAATTGCGGCAAACACTTTAGCATAACTCACAAAAACTGCTGTTAATAAAGCATCAAACCAATCACAATCATTCATAGTTTTAATTCTTTCATATTCTGTATTGATCATACCTTCATCCCATTTTGGTGTATCTTCTAATAAATCTTGAAATGTACTGAGATATTTTCGATGTCCCTTTTCTTTATTAATTTCCATGGAATGCTTATAAATGTTTTCGAACCCGGTATAAATACACGGAACCAACATATCAATAAGACGTTGTGTATATTCATTTTTGGCTTCAACTAAGACGTGTTGATAAACTGACATTATTATTTTAAGTACTACATTTCTTTTCAAAATTCATAACGCATTACTCTTTATATAAAAAAAACTTGAATTAATATATTAATAATATTTTATGGGAAAAATGCTTCTTCAAAAAACCTATATTCGTAAACAAATTAAAGGTGAGAAAACTTGTGGAATTCGATTAGAAGATATAAAAGTTGAAGATCATTACATGTGTTGCCACAACTGTTCAAAAAATTTTTTTGCCAATGATTTAATAATTTGGTTAAAAAAAAATAAAACATGTCCTCTTTGTCGTCAATATTGGGTTGATAAAAAACGAAATATTATTCAAGTCTATATAAATAATGACATTGAACTAGATGGTTTGGATGATACCAACAATGAGGGAAATGAATTTTTTAACATCAAATTTTAAAATTTGATAATTATTTTTTTGGTGTATCATGGTAATAAACAAATACTCCAATCATTCAATGCCCAATTATTCAAAGCGTTTTACAAAAGATGTTGGGAAATTAATTGAATTTCTAAACCAAAACCAAAACCAATTTAAAATCATTGAACATACTAATCAAACATTCAAATTTCAAACTCAAATAAAACAAAACAAACACATTATCATACAATTTACCATTGATCCACTAAAATATCCATTTACACCGCCAATCGTTTTAATAAACAAGACATATTACCTTAATTTACTTAAAACCATAAATATATTATCCAATCAAAATTTCCATGACAATGACTATTGCAAAAATAAATTCAATTTGCCTATTTGTGTTCATTGTTCAAGTATCGTATGTGATAGTAAATGGACACCGTTTTTTAAATTAATAAATGTTTATAAAGAAATATATCGAAATTTCTCTGTTCTTTTGCGGATTAAAGAAATGAATTGTGGACAAAAATGTATGATATATTTTGGATGTGAATCTCATTTATTAAATGATTATTTCTGAAATATCACACCATGAATAAAAAAATTTGATGTGATTTTTTAATTATTTTTTAATGATTTAATTATTATTTAAATTTTATATTTCATATGATCCGTCGAGCCTTAATCAGTGTATCCAATAAAGCACATTTAGAAAAATTAATTCCTCATTTGGAAACCAATAAATTTCAAATTTTCAGTACTGGTGGTACTTTTTCCAAAATATCAAAACTAGTACAAAATAAATCTACCGTTCAAGATATAAGTTTCTACATTAATTTTCCCGAAATTTGTGATGGGCGTGTTAAAACGCTTCATCCAAAAATTTTCGCAGGGATTTTGGGACGTTCAGAGAATTCCCAACACATCGCAGAGTTAAATTCCATTGATGCTCATTTTTTTGACATGGTCGTTGTAAATTTATATCCATTTGAAGACACATTGAATGCTGGAGAAACAGATGAACGTG